AACCTACAGGCACACTCCCAGACACAACTGTACCCAAGCCCTCGTGATATACCGTTGGCTGGATACCGTTCTTTACTTTAAAGTCTTTATTGTTTGACATGGTTCACCTTTCCCCTTGTCTTAATAAATTACAGCGTGATAGCTTTAACTGTAAACGCTGTGCTATTAGTTGATGCTGGTGTAGCCAAGATACGCACGTTACCACCAGAGATGTCCACATCAAATGTAGCCAAGGCAGTAGCAGTATTAACTTGTGCATACTCAGTAGCTACAGCAGTTGTACCGTCATGTGTGATAAGCAACTCAGTGATACTACGTTCTGTTGCTACAGAATCGTGCATCGTAATCACAACCTTGATGCCATCATACGTGGTTGCGTTGTAAGATGCAACAGTTACTTGCGTTACAGCAGAAGTAGTTTGTGTCTGTACGTCAAATGCTTCAACTACTGCATTAACCCATGCTGAACCATCCCACTGTAGGAACTCACCTGTAGCTGCACCTGTGATGGTTACGTTAGAGATGTCATTCAGTGTGTTGATAGTAGGAATGCTATCGTTAACCCACGCAGAGCCGTTCCACTTCAAGAACTCCCCTGTAACTACGCTTGTGATAGTGACGTTAGCAATATCATCTAATGTATTAATAGTTGGGATACTCTCAGCCTGCCAGCCATTAGTAGTATCGAATGTAAGTACCTGACCGTCTGTAGGAGACATAACAGAATAAACATCTGTCAGGTCTTTAATACTAGAAGGTACAGCATTTTCTTTGGCTAGAGGAAAACCTCCTACAGTAGAACCGTCATGTACAACAACCGTCTTCTTTGTTGTATCAATAGTAAGCTCACCTACAGCGCCTGTAAAGGTACTGTGTTCTACTGTACTACCTCTACGCCTTTGAATCTGTGTTGACATTATAATGCTCCATAGTCTGATGTTGAGGTAGGAGAGGCACTGATTAGCCCGTAATCTCCGACAGTCGCACCTACTAGATCCGCTAATAGTTGTGCGTTGTTGTATGCTGTTTCTGCATTAGTAGCGCTTGTAGCAGCATTGGTTTCACTTGTAGCTGCATTAGTCTCGCTTACAGCAGCGGCAGCAGCGCTTGCAGCAGCACTTGTAGCAGACCCTAAAATACCGTCTACATAAGTTTTAGTAGTAAGGTCTGCATTTGCGCTGGGCGTATAGGTAGCTGTGATCTTGTTAGCACCCATCGTAACAGCACCAGTCATAGTACCGCCTGATAAGCTAAGCTTTGTTGCATCCTGTGTGTCTACGTAGGCTTTAGTAGCTGCATCCTGAGCAGATGTAGGGTCAGTGACGCCAGTGATCTTGTTAGACCCCATAGCAATCTCACCACTCATTGTACCACCAGCTAAAGGTAGCTTAGTAGCAATACTGTTAGTTACTGTGGTAGAGAAGTTAGCGTCATCGTTTAGTGCAGCAGCCAATTCGTTTAACGTATCAAGTGCTGCAGGGGCAGCGTCAATGACATTAGCAATACCTGTATCTACATATGATTTAGTAGCTGCATCTTGTGCATTCACAGGGTTAGTCAGGTTAGTAATAGTAGCAGTAGTACCAGCATTCATATTCAACGTACCGTCAATAGTCACGTTGTTGAATGTAGAAGAACCAGTAGAAGTAATGTTACCTGTCACATTGCCTGTTACATCACCTGTTACATTACCTGTAAGGTTGCCTGTGACATTTCCTGTCACGTCTCCTACAAGAGAACCGTTGAACTCTGTAGTGGCAGTAATGAGTGTACCTGTAATAGCTTGTGCAGAGGCAGCACCAATAACTGCTCCATCTAATGTACCACCATTAATGTCTGCTGTAGCAAGTGTAGCCTGTCCAGAAGAGGTGATAGTAGTAAAACTACCTGCTGCCTGAGATGCAGAACCGATAATGGTTCCGTCAATATTACCACCATCAATGTTTACTGTTGGAAGAGTAGACAAACCCGTTACTGAAAGAGTGCCACCTAAAGTAGCATTACCTGTTACACCAAGTATACCTGCTACTGTAGCATTCTCGTGTACTTCTAGTGTATCAATGTAACCGATACCATCAATGTATAGATCTTTAAACTCTGCAGAGGTAGAACCTAAATCAACATCACTATCAGTTACAGGTACAACAACACCATCTTGAATGCGTAGCTGTTCTACTGCAGAGCCACTCACCTCTGTGTATACACTGATACGGTTGTTTACTGTATCTACGACTACTTTGTTCTTACCATCAAGATCGGCAATGAGAGGTACATAAGTACCTTCAGCAGAAGTGCCATCGTGTTTGTGACCCGTGCTGCTGTTGAAGGCATCACGGATAGCGTTAAACTCTGCGTTTACTGGTGCAGCTTTGATAACCGCATTTGCGATAATGTCAGCTACGGACTGTCTGGTATATCCCGCCATTTAGAGTCTATCTCCCACCCCGAAAGTAATCACTATGCCTTGAATGCTGTGTGATGCGTTTGTATCATTTGTTACGTATTTAAGTGATGCCGATTTACCTGAGCCTGAAACATTAGTACGTTGTACTGGTGCAGGGTTGCCATCAAAGATTGCTGTACTATCATACAAGGCTTCGTTGTAGTAGGCTGCAGCACCTTGTGTTGTTAGTGTAAAGTTAGTTGGGCTTAGTGTATCTACATCTTCGTAGTCATACAAGGCAGACATAACAATTTCGTTGTCACCCTCAGAACGCAAGTAAGTAGCTACAGTGTAGAATACCTTGCGTTGCTCTGGATCTTCCATGTGAAAGAATGGTGTCTGGAATACACTAAAGATATCCTCACCATCAAAGCTATTGCCTTGCTCTTGGCGGTGTACCTTACCGCTGCTATCACCATGTATAACATACTCGTACTGCCCAATGTAACCAGAGGTAGCACACGTAGTGAATACACCAAGCATCTGACCGTACTCAAACTGCAAACCATTAGGCGTCTGTCTAAAGCCACCAATAATACCTTGACCATCTGCAGCACCAAGGAAGAAACGAAACTGTGTCTTCTGACGAATAACTACAGCGTCTAGCTTATCTAAGTCTACATCAAATACAACATCAGTAAAGATAGACTGAATGTCTTTAGATACTGTCTCAAGGTTAACGTCACCAATCTTATCAGTACCACCAATAGGACGTAAGCCATCTTGAGAGAGGAACAGCAAGTCTCCACCAATCTCAACTACACTATCTGTAGCAAGGCAACCCAAGTCATCCGTAACTTCTTGTACTACAAAGTCTGAGATGTTGTTGCCTACGAGCTTACGGATATTGTTAGTACCAAAGATGTACAACGCATCACGGAAAGACTTGATAGCTACAATAGGGAAGCCTACGTTGATAACACCTGCACCGTCAGCAGGGTCATAGTTATACTCATCATAAGGAGCAGAGAACCAGATGTTAGTACGTTCTGTTGCATCAGAGGCAAGGAACATGTGATTCTTAAATACGTGAGCTACTTTAGGTGCGCTGGGCGCATTAGCATCAGTAATCTGTGTGTAGGCTGTGCCTGTGTAGACTGCAGCAGGGTTAACGCCATCAGTTATGATTACTTCGTCATAACCCCAGTTGTATTTAGTGAAGCGTACTTTAGGGTAAGTCGATACGTCTACTGAGGCAGGTGTAGTAATAGTAACCCAAGCAGATGTAGCAGTATCCCAGTAGTACAGATAGTTGGTACTTCCTGTGTCATACCGTGCAGCTAGGATGCCATCGTTAACACCATTAGCTACACATACACCCAACACGTTACCAAAGCCAGGTACAGTACCATAGTCATTGCTGTAGCCACTGATCTTACGGTAGCCACCAGTAACAGCAGGCTCGTAGTTAATCAACGAGATAGCTGAACCCGGCTGTGTCTCACCCTGTGATAGCACATCACGGCTGGTGTTAAGACCGCCTTGGCAGAAGACTTTAAAGGAGGCTAGATTATCAGCCATTAGTACCCGCCATTAAATGAGGTAGTGTTACCTCGTGTAACTACAGTAGAACGTAACTCAATAGCGTCATCCATCAAGACACGGCGCATAGCTTTGATGCCATCCTCAAAGTTCTTCTGGTGCATGGATGCGCTCTGCTCGTTGCTACGGAAGCGCATCATAAACATCATAGCACCATCAATCAACACATGCTTAAAACGATCTGGGATAACACATACGTCATTGTACACTGTCATGTCATTAGGGTAAGACCAGTAGACGTACTCAATCTCGTATGCTGCATTTGGAATAGGTGTAACACCAAACTTCGCTTCAAAGGTTTGATACACAGTTGTAGGAGCAGCTTCACCATTAACAGTATCACCTGTGTCATCGCCTGTACGGAAGTTCTGGATGTAGGACTCATAAGAGATAGGAGAGAGCCTACGTGGCCCGTTACCCTGTGCGGTAAGCTGTTTGATGTAGAACGTATCCCAATCA